GTTCTGGTCAACCAGGAAGTCGTTGTCCGACGTGTGGACGTAGTAGCTGCCGCCGGTGGCGGTGGCGTACGGCTGGATGATGCCGCCCCAGGAGCTGCCGAGGCTCGCGTCGCCCGCGAGTCCCTCGGTCGCGGCGTTGGCGACATCGTTGAAGATTGAGACTGAGCGCAGCGACAGGCGGGCGACGCCGGCCTCGTCGAAGTTCATGTTCCGGGTAGCCCAGAGCTCCCCCGAGCGGTCTGACTCGTTGGTCTGCTTGAAGTAGGAGCCCTGGGGTAGCGTAATCATGCGACGATTTTCTTGATGAGCTGCTGGGTAGGGTAGTCGACGGGGTTCTTGAGCTGCTGCGCCTCCTTCTCTTTCTTCCACTGCTCGAGCGCCTCAATCCTACGCTTCAGCTCCAGCACGAGCTGGTTTAGTTCCTCGTTGGTCATAGCGACTCCTTGTTATCGAGCGTCCAGGTGGAGGCGACGCGGGCGTCGTTGGTCCACGGAGCCGGGCTCGGGGATGCGGACGCCGAGGACGACGGAGAAGGCGACGTGGACGGCGACGAGGAGACCGACGAGGACGGCGACGAGGAGACCGACGACGACGGGGACGGGGACGAGGAGGGGGACGTCGAAGGCGACGACGAAACCGAAGCAGACGGCGAAGAAGACACAGACGAGCTCGGCGAGGGCGATGAGGACGGCGAGGTGCTGGGGGATGAGGACGGAGACGGGGATGAGGACGGCGAGGATGAGAGAGACGAGGAGGGGGACGGGGACGAGGATGGGGAGGATGAAACCGATGTCGAGGGCGACGAGGACCGGGATGAACTTACTGAAGAGGAGGGCGACGGCGAAGACGACGGCGAAGACGACGGGGAGGAAGACGGGGACGGGGATGAAGAGGGGGATGAGGACGGGGAGCTCGCGGAGACTGGATTGAGGGCCACGATGACCGAGCCCGAGTTGGTCGATGAGCCCTGCGTCACCGAGAAGGTGTACGAGGTCGTGAACGTCGTCCCCGAGTCGAACAGGAACGGAACCTGCCCCGTCTGCCGGTTGGTGCCCGTTGCCGTTGAAGACCAAGTGCCGCTCTGGAACACACACCCAGCGACGGCTACACAGTTGGCGATGCTCGCGGAAACGTCAGGGCTGATGGTCTGCGCGTTCTGCGACTCGGTCTTGAAGTTGTGTACTGGGTCAGACTGGTCGCAGCTGGTGTACGAAATGGCGGCCATTTGGACTGCCGTCGCCGAGCCGCGGGTGTAGAGCACCGCGTTGCTGCCTGACGCGGGCGCGGCGCGCTTCCAGCAGTGCATCCACTCCCCGTTTCCCTCGTTTATGCCGCCGATGTAGGTCATCGCCGAGCCGCCGTAGGTGAGCGTGGCGTCAGAGATGTCGGCGCCTGCGTAGACGAACACCAGCAGGCCGCGGTCGGTGCCGGTGCAGGTGTGGTTGAACGTCCGGCTCGTCGTCGAAGCCTGGTAGCTGTCGCCAGTTACCGCATCGAAAGTGGGTGCCACCGGCGCAACTGCCACCTGCGCGAACCCCCAGCTGCCAGTGCTCGCGACGGTGATGGCCTGCGTGAAGCTGCCCGCTGGCGTCTTCGGGCCGCCGTACCCGACCGCGCCTCGGTCGTCGATGCCCTGGACGACGGTGCAGTTCGTCGAGGACGACCACGCCCCGCCGCAGCCGTTTGCCTCAGCGAAGGCGGCGACCCACGAGTTGTCGGCTACGGTCGTGACGGAGCCGGTGGCCGAGGTCGAGCTGCCCGTCGCGGTAGCGGAGGCGTCCGGCTGCGCGGACTGCTTGGCCCCGGTGAACGAAATTGCGTTAATCCCGCAGCGCCGGGACGAGCCAAGCGAGACGACGATGTTGTTCGCGCCGGTGGCGGGCGCGACGAGAATCCAGCGTCGGAACCCGTCGGAGCCGAGCGCCACGTTCGAGCCCACCTCGGTCATCGCCACCGAGTTGTACGTGACGCCGGTGACGGCGTTGGCGTCGTAGGAGCGCGTGGAGACTACCAGCACCCGGTTCGACCCCGTGCAGGTGTGCGACAGGGTGAAGGACGTGGCGGACGAGCCCGTGTACTGGGAGCTGGAGGCGTCGTAGGCGATTGCCATTGGCTACCGGGAGTTAGTGCGGCGGGGCCGGATGACGGTCGCGGAGTCGCGGCCGCGCTTCATGTTGAACTTCTTGAGGGAGGTAATCTTCGCGTCGGCCCGCTTGCGGAGGCCCTCGGCGCTCTCCATCGTGTTGTCCTCCGCGTACGAGGCCGCGGCGAGGAGGGAGACGTTCTCGTGGAAGGCGTTGCTGAAGCCCGGCTCCTTCGTGGTGTCGGTGTAGGCGAAGTTGCCCATCTTGCGGCGGAAGTAGCAGACCAGCCCCAGCGCGTAGCTGTAGTTCGGGGTGGGGTACAGGACGATGTCCGGGCCGCGCAGGTCGAAGTGGGTCGGCACGCCGCCGCCCTCGAACACCTCCTCCGGGTCGCCGGAAATCTCGTCGACGCCGATGCGCTTGAGCTCGTAGCCGTTGCCGGACGAGTCCTTGACGACCACCTTGTCGACGACGATGTAGTCGTTGTCGAGCTCGTACTGCTTCTGCCCGGACACGAGCGCCGTGCGGCCGACCGGCTGGGTCGTCTTGTTGTGGTCGTCGAACTCCCAGCGCCCGTCGGACATGAGCAACGCCACTGACACGTCTGCCAGGGCGTTGTTCAGGTAGCTGGTGAAGGTCTTGAGCCGGGCGGTGCTGCCGGAGATGTAGCCGTAGTCGCCGGCGAACAGCTTGCGCTCGAGGTCTTGGACGAGGCCGTCGTAGGTCGAGGTGTCGTTAAACTGCATGGCAACATCGTGCCACGCAACGGCCGCGGGCTAGGACTTTTTGGCCTCTGCCGGGGCGGGGCGCCTCTTGGTCAGCTCCGCGTGCGCGGCGAGGACCTGCATCCGGTACTCCTCGACCTTGTCGAAGACGACGAGGGCGACGATGCCGTCCGGCTTCAGGACGACCTCGCGCGTGTCCTCGGTCACGTTGAGGAGCGGGCGGAACTTCGTCGCCACGTAGCCCTTGACCTTGTCGTCCAGCTTGGTCAGCTTGGCCTGGAGCGCGGCGAGCTCGGCGTCGATGGCGTCCCGCTTGCCGGACAGGGCGCGGCCGGCCTCGACAATCTCGCCGCGGCGCTTCAGGTCGTCGTACATCTGCTTCGAGTTGAACTCGACGACGCGCTCGTGCGGCTTCAGCTTGATTTCGGCTCCAGCAGCTTCAGGTACTCGTTTCGCCATAGGTGTGCGTGGTCTTTAATGTGGTAGTTGCCCAGGACGTACTCGCGTGCCGCCTTGCCCAGCGCCTCGCGCGTCCTGCGGTCCTTCAAATTTTCGTACGCTTTCGCCCAGTCGTCAAGCGTGACGCACACCCGCATGTACGGCTCGTCCTTGCCCTGGTACGGGGACCTGCCGTCCTCGAAGCCTGACGCGATGACCGGAATCTCCAGCATCGACATCTCGAGGAACTTGATGTTGGACTTGCAGCGGTTGAAGTAGTTGTCGGTGCGCGGGATGAGGCAGAGGTCGAGGTTCATGTCGAGCAGCTCGTGCGGGTAGTCGGCCATCGGGACCGGCAGGCGGTACTCGGTGCCGCAGGCGTCGAAGTAGTCGAACATCGGCTGGAAAATCTCCGTCAGCGTCGCGTGGTCGTGGTCTCGCCGGGGCAGGCCCATGACGACGAGCTGCACCTCGTCCTTGATGGTGTCGAGGAACGGCTTGATGACCTCCCAGTCGCCGGTCGAGGCCACCGACCCGACGATGCCGACGCGGAGCTTGGGGCTCGGCTTGTGTTCCGGCTCCGGCCAGTCGTCCGGGTCGACGAGGTTCGGCATGACGACCACGTTCGGGTGCAGGTGCCGGTACTCCTCGGCGAGCGTCTCGGTCGAGCAGGTGACGAGGTCGGACACGCCGATTGCCTCGTAGATTTTCTTGTTCCACGTCTCGATGAGCTCGGCCTCCTTCGCGCCGAAGAACTTGCCCATCGGGACGCCGGAGTTCGGGACGTAGGTGTCGTCGTTGTCGAACACGACCTTCTTCCCGTTCTCCTGGAGGAGCTTCATCAGCTCGATGCGCTGGTCGAAGTCCGGGCGGTGGAACACCACCACGTCGGAGACCATCGCGTTCCGCGCCACGTCCTTCGCGGACAGCGGCAGGCCGCGGAGCGACATGCGCGTGCCGGCCCACCCGTTCTCGCGCATAGGGACCATGCAGCGGGCGTAGAAGCAGCCGTCGTACTTCGAGCCGACGAAGAATACGCGCATCAGCGTCCGTTCTTGCGCGGCGGCGGGGGGATGACCTCGCCGGTGCGCCCGTTAATCCAGATGCGCTCCTTCTGCATGTTCGGCGAGATGACGACGGGGCCGGGCTTCGGCGGCTGCGCGGCGTACTGCGGGACGGCGGGCTGCGGGACCGGGGCGGGCGTCGGTGTGTTTTCCATGCAACGGATTGTACCGCGCGTCTAGCAAAACGAAAAGGCCCCCGGAGGGGCCGATTCGTCGGACGGACGCGGTTAGGCGTAGGTCGCGGAAGACAGGATGTGGATGCCAGCCGTGCCGCGGTTCTCGACGACGCCGTAGGCGATGTCGGCCGTGGTGAGGGTGGACAGGAGGTCAGGGACGTAGTTCGACTGGACGCGGATGCCAGCGGAGCCGACCATGCCGCCCTTGGACGAGAGTCCGAGGGGCGCGGTCGCGAAGTGGATGGCGTCCTTGTGGGCGAGGGCGTTGGAGCGGCCCGTGGTGCCAGAGTAGTACTGGATGTTCGGGGTCGTGTACACCGGGATGCCGTAGAGGAGCGCAGCCGGCTTCTTAGCGGTCGGGTCGTTGACCGGCGAGTTCACCGCGAGGGAGAACTTGTCGACAGCCTGCACCTGGCGCCAGAAGACGACCGGGTGCATGAAGAACGCGACGCTGCCGGTGTGGACGCCCGGGACCGCCGCGGCCTCGAGGGTCGCGATGGCGAGCCGGATGTCGGAGTCGACGACGTTCGTGGTCGAGGCGCCGACAGTGGTGTCGAAGCCGGAGAACAGGGTCGCGATGGCGACCTCGAGGACGGTAGCCAGAGCGTACGCGGCGTTGGACGCGTAGATTTCCTGAATCGCGTAGGACTGCTTGACCTGGGCGGCCTCGAGGTCCTCAATCGCGAAGGAAACCTCCTTCCAGGTGCTCACGGTGAGCGTGACCTTCGTCTCCGTGGGCGAGACGAGGGTGACGGCCGTGGCGTTGGACTTGGTGGACGCGGCCATCTCGGTCACGTTCGGGGTGTACAGGGCCGAGGCGCCGCCGCGGAGCTCCGAGGAGCGGTCCGTGAAGAAGCCGGCCAGGACCACCTCCTTGCGGAAGATGTCGTTAATCTGCTCGCCCCAGACCTCTGGGATGATTTCTGCGAGGTCTGTGGACGTGAAGGTATCGGTAGGGAAGGCCATTAAAGTTTAGGGTAAGGATGAGCGGGTAGTGGTTTCTAGCGACCCATCCGCTTGTCGTAGAGGGCGCGGTGCTCGGCGGGGGTCATCGACTCGCGGAACGATTTCTCGCCCTTGCGGGTCGACGAGCCGGTCGAGGCTCCGAGCTGCGCGTCGTCGGCCTTCCGCCTGTCGTCCTGGATTTTCTTCCAGGTCTTGAACAGGTCGGACTCGGCCGCGGCCAGGGGGCTGACGCCCTCGATGCTGGCAATTTTCTTCGCGTACTCGATTTCCTCGTCGGCGAAACCCTTCGCGTAGAGAATCGTTTCCTCTCGCGAGAGCGCGGACGGGTTCTGGGGAGCTGCTGCGGGAGCTGCGGGCGCGGGCGTGACGGCAGACTCGATTTCCTTGAGCTTCGCCTTGAGCGCCTTGGCCTCTGCCTCGGCTTTCTCGGCTCGCTTCTTCTGGCTCTCGTACTTGCCGTCGGTTGAGGAACCCTGGTTTTCCGACTGGGTACCGTCGTCGTGCTGGTTTTCGGCCTCAGTCGTGGCCTGGTTTGTTTCGTCCATGAGTAGTCGTTTTTGTTGAGGCTGCTACGCAACAGCCGTACAGACGTGGTTAATCGTCTGCGGGAATTTTGTTGAAAAAAGAAAAACCGCGTGGCTTTGTTACCCGCGGCTACTGCTTCTTGGCGAGCTTCTGGGCCTCCTCGCGCTTGCGCTTTATCCGCGACAGCGCGTCCTGGGCGGCCGCCTTGATGACGGACGCGGACGGGGCCTCGCCGCGGTACACGGCCTCGAGGACCTTCTCGTCGATGACGGCGACGACGTGCTCGCGCAGGGCGTCGATGGTCGCGTCGTCCAGGTTCAGGAGCGCGCGGTGCATTTACTGCGTCGAGGCCGGGGCGAAGGAGCCGGGGGCCGTCGGGCCGGTCGGGGCCTGGGACGCCATCGGGTTCTGGGCCGCGGTCGCGGACGCCTGGAACTGGACCGGGGTGATGCCCGCGAGCTCGGCGGCCTTATTGAAGAGCTTGGACATGGTCGGGTCGGTGAGAATCTGCGGGTTCTGCGCGACCGTCATGATGATGGTGTTCAGGGACTCGAGGGCCACGGCCTTGTCGATGGCCTCGCCGGTGACGTCGACCGTGACCTTGTACTCGATGCCGTCGAAGAAGCCCTTCGGGATGCGGACGGTGCGCTTCGGGGGCTTGGCGCCGAGCTGCTTGAGGGCGGCGTCCTTCATGGCCTGCGGCTCCTCGGGGGCGAGCGGCTCGAACTCGCCGACCGGGGCCAGCGCGCGCTCAATCATGGCCTGGATTGCCGCGTCGTTGCCGATGGCGTCGTCGACCGCCGCGAGCTCGTCGCCGGAGAACTCGGCGGTGAGCGAGTCGTTCATGGTCTCGACGCAGAACGGGACGACCCAGTCCTCGATGATTTCCCCGACGAAGATGCCGAACTCCTCGAGGCGGTAGCGGAAGAAGGAGGTGCCCTCCTGGTTCATCGTCGCGATGGCGCGGAACGGCGTGCGGGCCGGCATGGACTCGCCCGTGACGGCGGCGTACGTGTTGGAGACGCGCTCGTACTGGCGGTCCCACTTGGCGATGACCTCCTGAATCTGCGGGAAGGCCACGGGGACGGTGTTGACCTGCGCGAACGTCTTGCCGTCCTCGACCTTGATAATCTGGCCGGTCTGGAGGTCCGTGAGGGAGTTGTCGTCGATGGACGGGTCGTCGGTCTTGTAGAAAATCTTGGAGGCGAGCTCGAGCATGTCGCGCTCCTTCTGCACCGCGTCGTTGGTCCAGGCCTGCGCCTCGAAGCCGTCCTCCACCACGCCGACGCCGAGGCCGCGGCCCTCGACCTTCTCCCACGGCAGGTAGCGGTACTTGTCCTCGAGCGCGTCGAGCTCCTCGGAGAAGAGGACGATGTCGTCGCCCTGGCCCACGCCGGCGAGGTACGCGTGAAACACCGCGTAGCCGTCGGCGCCGTCGTCGAAGTAGTCGCGCGGGAACTCGCCCGTCACCTCGTAGACGCGGACCTTCTCGGTCGAGCCGTCGGAGTCGTCGCCGAGCGCGGACTTGCGCTTGGTGGTGGCGAGCTCCATGGCCTTGTCCACGTTCTCCCAGGACTTGCCCATCTTGCCGAGCTGCGTCGGGGAGAGGTCGTGCATCTCGATGATGGCGCCGGACATGACGTCGATGGGGTCGGTGATGACGTTGCGCCAGTCGCAGACGTCGACGCAGAGCTTGCGCTTGCCCTTCTCGCGCCTCTCGTACTTCTTCACGAGCACGCCGCCCCACTTGGCGCGGGCGTAGCCCATCTGGTTGAGCTTGAGCGCGAAGTCCTCCTCCTTCATCCAGTTGTAGACGCGGCGGTTGAGCAGCATGGACGGGACGTAGCCGTCCTCGTGGTCGGCCACCACCTGCACGTTCTTCGTGTCGAGGTCCGTGGAGCGGGTCGCCACCTGGAGGCGCCACTTGGAGACGTTGTAGAACGGCTTCTCGCGCTGGAGCTCGTCGGTGTCGCCGGTCTCGTACTTCGAGTTCGTGTAGTAGTGGATGCGGCGCTTGGTGAGGTACTCGTTGAAGTAGAGGCCCTCGGCGAGCTGCACGCGCTCGTTCTGGTAGCCGCCGACGCGCTGTCGGACGAAGTCGCTGATGTTCATGGGTGAGGACATGGTACGGGAACTCAGCGGGCTTGGTTCGTTCTCGTCGCGCGGCGGAACGTCTTCACGGCCTTCCTAATCTCGTCGGCCAGCTCGTCGCGGCTGCCGTCGGTCGGCTGGACGTTCCAGAGCGCCAGGAGGGTCGCCATGACGCGGTCGTCGTGGAAGCCGTCCGGGGAGCCGGCGCCGGCCTTCTTCGCCGCGTCGTCGTAGCGGAACACCTTGAGCTCGTCGAGCGTCTCCTTCTCGCGGACGCGCACCTGCCCCTTCGCCATGAGCCCCTTGGCGTGCTCGATGAGCTGCATCTTCGTGGAGTAGGTCGTGGCGAAGCCGAGCTTGTCGGACGTCTTGCGCGTGCGGGAGTTGAAGGACTCGCGGATGTAAATCTTGAGGTCGCGCTTGCGGAGCTCCTCGACGAGCGCCTGGCCTACGCCGTTGGACTCGGGCACCACGAGCGGGCGGTCCATCTCGGAGAACAGGCTGGAGAGGAACGAGACCTTGTCGGCGATGACCTTGATTGGCACGAACGCCGAGTACGACGCCACCTCCTCGCCGGTCTTCCGGGAGAACACCTTGACGCAGCACGGGTCCGCCGTGCCGATGGAGGGGTCCACGCCAATCTGGTACGGCTCCATCCTCGGCTCCGCGAAAATCTTCACGCCGTCCAGCGTGCGGAGGGGGGCTTTAACCCCGTGCTCCATCGCCCGGACGTGGGACTCCTCGAACACCGCGCCCTCCGTCATGGAGTCGGGGGACCACTCGCCGTGGACGTACTTGCGGACCCAGCTCTCGCCCTTCGCCAGCTGGGACGCCACGAAGTCTTCCGGGAGGTTCTGCTTGTTGTCGAGCATGGACGCCTCGATGAGCCTGTAGTGCGGCATGGGGGTGGCCTTGAAGCGCCCGTACCCCCAGTAGTTCGCGGGGTTGGTGGTGCCGCACAGCTGGTGGAACGGCATCCCGCCCTGGCGCACGCAGGCGTCCAGGGTGTCGTACACGTCCTCGGAAATCTCCTCCAGCTGGTCCAGGAACGCCGCCCCGAGGTTCATGCCCTTGATGTCCTGGGCGGCTTTCTTCGTATCTTCTCCGGAAGCGGACGCGTCCAGGCCTTTAATCGTGATTTGGGAGCCGTTGGGGAAGAAAATCTTGCCCGCGCCCACCTTGTACTCGTACGTCCCCTGGGGGAAGACGTCGAACACGTCCGGGAGGGTGGTCTGCTCGATATTTGAACGAGTTTTACGGCCCAAGAGGATGTGAATGCCGGGGAACATCTGCGCCAGGAGGTACATCTTCACGATGAAGGCCATCGTCTTCCCGCAGCCACGCCCGCCGGACACCAGGAGGTGCCTGTCCTTCGCGTTCACGTACTCAATCTGCTTAGGCGTCAGCTTGTACTTCCCGAACTGGGTGATTCTGACCTTCCCGGCGAGCCAGTCCTGGCCCATCTGCGCGTAATCCATTGCCACCATTGTCAAGGTTCCGGAGAAATAAAGCAAAACCCCCGGGGAAAAAGGAAAAAGACCTCCGCTCTGTGCCTCACACACATAGAGAGGGAGAGTAACCGTCTTGTTCTAGGGAACTAGTGAATGGAATATGAGGATATTTACAGGGGGACTAGACGAGAAAGAGAAGAGGGAGTGGCAGTCGTCCGAATCCCCTCCCCCTATCCACCTGTAAGCCTCTACAATCCTCCACAAGCAACGCAAGCACGCTACACGTAGCAGATAGAGGTGGGGTTATTTGCTCTCGTCCTGGGGCAGTGTAGGGGCTTCAGTGGTGTCGTCTACGGGTACTTCAGTGAACGCAATGTCACGGATAGGGTCGGAGAATAGTTCTTTTGCGACACTATCAGAATCCCCTTTGTTATCAACGTTTAAACGTTCAACGGTTATGTGAACGGGAGACGTTGGCTTGGCTTCCTCTTCGCTGAATGAGGCGTGGAGGTGCTTCATAACTGGCATCAAAGCCCTGTGCTTGGTAGCCATATCCCTGTCTTGGCCTAATATTTTCAGGTACTCCCTAGTGGCCTCAATAGGCGTTATCCCTAGTACGTCCAGAATAGTGCGAGTATCTAGGAGGGAGGCTTTCCCTTTTTCTTTCGCGGCGGTTTCAATGAGTCTCTGCGTGGCTACGTTGACGATGTTGTAACCGTTAGATTCTGCGCTCTTATCCGTGTAGCCAGCGTTCTTAGCGGC